ATGCTGCTTTATAAAATCAACCCTTAATTTGTACTCTTCATCCGTAATCTTCTTGCGGTGTCGGTACTCCTCAAGGGCTTTGTATATTGCACGTTCTTTCTTTAGCTCGGCTTCTCTGCGCTCCCGTATCTTCTGGTTTGCTCGTTCCCTTGCTAAATCTACTGCCTCCTTCTGAACATCCTCGATGTTCTTGCCAATTTCTTTACCAGCTTCTCTGCCAGTCTTAAATCCTTCACTGATGCCTTTAGCACCAGCCGATAACCCCAATTCGTCTGACATATCTCAATTTAAAACACCTCACCGCCAGCCGCAGGAACGGACGTAGCATGAATAACAATATGTTGTTTTAAATTAAGGGTTGATTTTATAAAGCAGCATGGCACAAAAGAGTGGGAAAAGGTTATACAGATCAAGACCGAAATTGAGAAACTAGAGAAGGCAGACAAAGAGTTTTTTGATGCGGAGTTGGCAAAGGTTAAATGGGTGCAGTTCTGGTGCTTTTTGGTAGCAGCCTGGATTGCTTATTACATAGTATGGGGGTCTAAGAAATAATGTTGACACTAATATCAACCACTTTATCTTTCCTAATGGGAGGGCTACCTAAACTCCTAGACTTCTTCCAAGACAAGGGCGACAAGAAACACGAACTCGCCATGGCTGCTATGCAGATGGAACGGGAACTCAAACTCATGGAGGCTGGCTATGCAGCCCAAGCCCGTGTAGAAGAGATTCGCACCGAGCAGGTAGCAATGGAGACTCAGGCTCAGGAACGACAAGCCATGTACGCACACGACATCGAGATTGGTAAGGGTGCATCCCAGTGGGTTATTAACCTGCGTGCCTCAGTCCGTCCAGTCGTAACTTATCTGTTTGTTCTCCTGTTAATCGTGGTAGACATCGCCTCTATCTGGTGGGCATGGTCGTCTGGTGCGGCTTTTGCCGAGTCGGTAACGATGATTTTTGACAGTGATGAGATGCAGATTCTGGCGTCTATTATTGCTTTCTGGTTTGGTACACAGGCATTTAAGAAGTGAAAGTAAGCGATAAAGCCATCAAGATGATCAAACATCACGAGGGTGTTCGCCAGCGTCCATATCGCTGTCCCGCTAAATTATGGACGATTGGTGTGGGTCATGTACTCTACCCACGGCAGGGTGCTTTGAAAATAGAGGAGCGGGATGCTTACCCGCTAGAAGAACGAGACAACCGCACATTCTCTATGGAGGAAGTAGATGACATTCTTCGAGATGATCTTAACCGCTTTGAACGAGGTGTTGAACGCTTCTGTCCCGTCAAGCTCACTCAAGGTCAGTTCGATGCTCTTGTTAGCTTTAGCTTTAACGTTGGCTTGGGAACACTACAGCGAAGCACGCTCCGTCAGAAGGTTATTCGGGGCGATATGGAAGGGGCTGCGGAAGAGTTCTTGAAATATACGCTGGCTGGCGGTAAAGTACTGAAAGGGTTAGTAACCCGTAGAAACGATGAACGTGCCTTATTTTTGAGCTAAATATGCCATTACAAAAACTACAATTTAAGCCAGGCGTCAATCGTGACCAAACCAACTATACCAACGAAGGTGGTTGGTTCCAATGCGACAAAGTACGCTTTCGTTCTGGCTATCCACAAAAGCTAGGTGGCTGGCTTCGCTATGGACTATTTACCGTCAAGGGTATCTGCCGCCAAGTCTTTAACTGGATCAGCACGGCATCTGATAACTACCTTGCAATCGGCACAAACCTAAAGGTCTATATTGAGTCTGGCGGGGCGCTGTACGACATCACGCCTTTGAGGGCTACTTACACTAATGCTACGACCCCAAGTTCTAGCAACTGCTTTGATACGACCAACGGCTCTAAGATTGTCAACGTCAACATAACTGGACATGGTGCTACGGACGGTAGCTTTGTGACGTTTAGCGGGGTAGTAGGTCCCATCGGTGGTATTCCACAGGCTGAGTTTAATGCTGAGTTCATTATTACCTATGTAGACCCTGACAACTTTACGATTACGATGACAACCGCTGCTACCTCGACCGTCACTAATGCGGGCGGTACAGGGATTAGTGCAGCCTTTCAAATTAATGTAGGGGTGGGTGTAGGCTCTACAGGTTATGGTTGGGGCGCTGGCTCATGGAGTCGACTGGCTTGGGGTTCGGGTGCTACATCTCCCACGGTTAACCCTCAGCGGGATTGGTTCTTTAATAACTTTGATAACGACCTTGCGATGAACATCCGCAACGGGGCGATTTATTACTGGCAGTATTCGGGCGGAGTTACAACTCGTGCTACTTTGCTGTCTGCAACCACAATTAATGGTGTAGCGCCATCAGACGTGCCAGCAGAGGCGACTCAGATTCTTGTGTCTCAGAACGATAAACACCTATTGGCTTTTGGTGCGACTCCATACGGTGGTGGTAGTTTTGACCCTTTATTAATCCGTTGGGCGACTCAAGACCAGCCAAATGTCTGGACTCCGCTAGTGACTAATTCGGCAGGATTTTTGCGGGTGTCTCGTGGCTCCCAGATTGTCTGTGCTATTGCAACCCGTCAGGAGATTCTAGTCTTTACTGAAGGAACTCTTAGCTCACTCCAGTATCTAGGTACAACAGACGTCTTTGGTATTCAAGAACTTGCGGACAACATCTCCATCCTCAGCCCACGGGCTGTCTCGGTCGTTAACAATACGGCTTACTGGATGGGGCATGACAAGTTCTATGCCTATTCTGGACGAGTAGAAACCCTACCAACGACCCTCAGAAACCATGTATTCCAGAACTTAAACTATGACCAAGCTGACCAGATTGTGTCTGGGACTAATGAAGGCTGGAACGAGATTTGGTGGTTCTACCCAACGGCAGATAGTCAGACAAACAATGCCTATGTTGTTTATAACCATTTAGAGAAGATTTGGTACTACGGCACGATAGACCGCACGGCGTGGTCAGACTCTTCACTAAGGGAATACCCTCAAGCCGTCACAGCCACTTACTTTACAGGTGCTGTCTCAGGTACAACCTTGACCGTAACAGGCAGTATGGTAGGTTATTTGCAGGTTGGTTCAGTTATTACTGGTACAGGAGTAGCTACAGGAACGACTATTACTGCTTTAGGTACAGGATTAGGCGGTGTTGGAACGTATACAGTAAATATATCTCAACTCGTAACCCAGACTGCCATGACAGGCGATAGCGTCATATATAACCACGAGCAGGGCGTAGACGACAATATTCTGCCAATGAACTCCTATATTGCCTCGTCTGACTTTGATTTAGTAGACGGCGATCAGTTCATCCTAACTAAACGGATAATTCCTGATATTAACTTTCAAGGGTCTACAGCCGCTGATCCTGAAGTCACTATGTTTATTAAGCCAAGGAACTTTCCAGGCAATGCTTACTCCAATACCGAAACGGGTGCAGTAATTGAGACTTCAGTAGATATATACACAGACCAGATATTTATGCGGGCTAGGGCTAGGCAAATGGCTGTTGAGATTGAGTCTACCGATTTAGGAGTTCAGTGGCAGTTGGGTAGTCCAAGGCTTGACGGCAGACCAGATGGAAAACGCTAATGGGAATGCAAAAGTTTCGGGCACCAGCTTTGCCTCTGGCTACGCCTGAATATAATGAACAACAGTTATCTCAGTTAATCGGTGTTTTACGGCTGTATTTTACGCAGTTGGACTCCAACGTGCCTTTACAGATGGATGGCTTACGGCTATTAAATTTGCCAACATCGGGGTACAATTTGCCAGAAGGCACAGTCTTTCGGGATGGCGAGTACTTAAAGGTAGTGTTGCCAAACTTTGCCTATTTAGAAGGTGTTTCGGGAACTGGAACAGTTGGCAGTGTCACAGTAGTGACCAACAACTTCCAAGGAATATTTGCAACAGGTAGTGTAGGAACAGTAACGGTAAGCATAACATGATAAACTTCAACATAATCACCCGTGAGGCCTAAATGGGACTGCACAACACAGCGCACTATCTAAAATCCAAAGGACGAGGCCGAGACACTGAGCTTGTCCATATGTCTAAACGCGAGATTAAAGGCTTGCAAGAACTAGCCCTAGCTCACGGGGGGTCACTAAGTATTAACCCTGAGACGGGTCTTCCAGAAGCAGGCTTTTTAGAGCAAATTCTTCCTATTGTCGCCGCTGCTGGATTAACTTATTTAACTGCTGGTGCAGCTGCACCTGTTTTATCCACTGCTATGGGTAGTACTTTGGCTGGTGGTATTGCTGCAGGTGCTGGTGCAGGAGCCCTTATTTCTGGCGGTACAGCCGCTATTCAAGGCAAAGATGTAGGTCAAGCTGCCCTTATGGGTGGTCTTGGGGGTGCTA